GTGGTGCCCAGACCATCCCCGCCTCAAACACGGGTGCCACCGAGTTCGCCCTGGCAATCTTATCCTGGCCCGCGCGCCTTCCACCGGGACTGTACATCGTCACCGGTATCCCAACCCGGCGCAACTCCTGCTGCAACGTCATCCCCGTGGCCTTGGCCTCGATCAACACATTGTCAGGCTTCCAATAATTATACTGCTCCCTGGCAATACGCTTCAGTTCCGGGAAGTCCCATCGACCTTTTTTAACGTCCAATAAGATGATCGCAGCGCCTTCATCGTAGCTGGGCCTAAAAACTCCCCAGGTTGTGATGGCAGAGAAGGAAGCACATGGGGCGTGTAGTCATGTTCCCAGATCCTCCACCACTCACGTTTAAGAATCGCACCCTCATCATTCGTGGGCTGCTGCTGATACATCGCCTGCCACTTCTGCACCGATAACGTCGCCCGGACCTTTTGCAACTCATCAAGGCTCCAGTAGCTCGGCCAAAGGGGCTTCTCCCGCTCCGTGTTCTCATGCAAGATCGCAGGAAACTCAATCACTTCCCACTGATCCGACTTAGGCTCAGACTGCGCCTTGATCAACCGCGCTGTCAAATCCTTCATCCCCCAGCGCGTCATCACAACCACCACCGCCCCTCCGGGCTGCAACCGTGACCGTGGACCCGACGTGTACCACTCCCAGGCATTATCAAGCGATAACTCTGACAAAGCGTCCTGCTCCGAGTGCGGATCGTCAATAATCAAAAGGTCCGCACCCCGCCCTGTCATCGCACCACCCACACCCACCGCATAGTATTCCCCACCACCATTCGTGTCCCACCGGCCAGCAGCCTTCGAGTCCGCTTTCAACGACACCCCAGGAAACACTTCCTTGTAATTCTCCTGGTCCATCAAGTTCCTAACCTTCCTGCCAAAGCGCACCGCCAGCTCGCCATTGTGCGTCGCTTGAATGATCTTGCGCCTTGGATCAAGGCCCATGGCAAAGGCAGGCAAGAGGTAGGAGGCGAACTCGCTCTTTGTGTGTCTCGGCGGCATATTCACGACCAAGCGCTTGAGCTCGCCTTTGACAATGCGATCAAAGGCGTTAGCCATTTTCTGGTGATGGGCGCTGAAGATCGCCTCCGGCCAGACATAACGGGCGAAAGACAAGAAAGACTCAGATGCACGGGTTTGAGCTTCAAGGATCCTGAGCCTTAGCTCAAGCTTCAAGCGCTCCGCCTCAATGTCCTGGGGTGTGGTCATAGGTTTTGAAATTTGCAAAAAATTTTCAAGGAAATCGCTTTTGAAAACAAGGGGGTGGTTTTCCGGGAAGACCTAAAAAGTGTACTTATAACAGAAAAGTATTCAGGGACCTAATTGTTTTTGCGAAACCGGGCCAAGGTCGGCGTCCGCTGCGAAGGCGGGGGCGTCGTGCTGGATTCTAGAACCTTGAACGTTCTAAACTCTACTAATCGCCGCTGGGACTCTCCCCCGGGGGCGGGGCCCAAGGCCACCGGACCACGGCCACCGGACCACGGCCACCGGACCACGGCCACCGGACCACGGCTCGGGCTTAGGGGCTGGGGTATCAGGGCCCATGGCCACCGGCCACCGGCCACCGGCCACCGGCCACCGGTCCACGGCTCAGGGTCCCAGCGGGGCGGGCTAGTGGGGCTCGGGCTGGGGCGCACGGGGACCGGATCCCGGGGCGGGGACCACGGGCCAAGTTTAGCGATTATCGAGAAAACCGATAAAAGCATGCGAGCCCATCGAGCCGATAAATAAAGGCTCGGGCTGGGGCGTAAAATACAATAAAAAACCCGGCTCAACGGCCGGGCTCGGGCTGGGTTATGTAAACGGATTACAAGAAAAACCCGAAAAACAGGGCGCAGGCAAGCCCCACGCCGAAAACAAAAGCAATGGCCCAGTCCATGCTTAGGCGTCCACCGGCTGAGCCGCTTTCAGGGTTTCGGCTAAATGGTCCATGATGGCTTGATACTTAAGCCGCTCGGCGGTCCCCAGCGGCTCTAATGTGGCTTGTAAGCTTTCCGAGCCTTCGCCCCATCGGCCAACAATTGCCCAGCCTTCACCTACTTGATACACCCCATTGTCGTAATTGTCACAATCGAGCCGGGAAAGCATGTCAGTCCCCACATTTAATGCTGAGTGCCCGAAAAACTCCCGAATGACGCCAACTAACCCGGCCATGGCATAGCTAGAATCGCGCACTGGGCACCGATAGCCCCGGGCTTTGCAAGTATCGATAAAAGCTTTTACGCTTTCCCGGCCACCGTTCCAGTGTACATAAACCCCGATAGCGGCTTCACCCTTAGGGGCGAAGGTGATTACGGCTCTATTTCCCATTTTTGCTTTCTCCGGTATGGCCGGGGCTGAATTGCCCCGGTGGAATAATTTTAGACTGAAATTGTCCAATTGTGCAAGCCAATAAAAAGCCCGGCTCAGTGGCCGGGCTGGGCAAAGTGTAAGCAGGGCTAGACTGTGACGGGCTCGGGCTCTAAATCAGCCGTGAGCATGTCCACGGCTCGGGCTTTAATAGCCGCCCCAGTACCGAACCATGCGGACTCGATACGGGTATTGTTCGATCGCCCCCGGCTATGATCGATTAATTCAGTCACAGCATTAAGCATGCCCCAGCGGGTATTTTGAACCCCGGAAATATCCGAGCCGATAGCCGCCCCATTGAAAAGACGGACTATCTCCCGAAAAGCTTTCGAGTCTTCGATCGGCTTTTTACTAGTGTGATAAGGCTCTAATAGTTCCCGGATAAAATTATCGGCTTCCAAGCCGCCCATCGGTACGCTTGCAAGCTTGCGACTATCAACTAAAAAACGCTCCCATGCTGACGCCACCACGCCTAAACGGAGCCGGACCGCATCAGCGTCGAATCGTTCCGAATGTAAAACCCGGACCGCCGACGATAAATAACCCTTATCCGTTTCGGCTTCGCCCTTGATTACCCGCCCCCCGGCATACCCGCCCACAGCCGCCGTTATTGTGTTATTGCACACTACCCGAATGGCCGTAAACTTTGCCACGGTGGCCATGGTCCCATCGTACGATGTGCCAAGCAATAAATAGGGGCGGACGATATCCCGATCGACTATCGGGGCCCCATCGGATACCCGAGCCAATGCCCAAACCCTACGCCCATCGGATAAGGCCCCGGCAGTTTCCAATTCGAAACCGCCTAAATCGGTAAGCTTTCGGAAAAACTCCATTATCTCCCGGGGCTGGACCACGTTATAGCTATTCGAAACCACGGCCAACGGGGCGCCATTGTCGGACCGATGCAAAACTTTGCGAGCATGCCACACTTGCGGCTCGGTAGTGGCTGGGGTTTCATACTTTACGGGGCTTTCCAAAACTGTATACCCGAGCCCGGCTTGCTGAGTCCAAGCTTCAATCGTAGAGCCGGGGATTAAAGCTTGCCCGAGTCCATGCCATGGGGTTTCGCCGATATAGGCCATTGCGGCTTTGCCAGTGCTAACGTCGATCATATGAGCCATTTTTACTTTCTCCAGTATGGTAAGCGGGGCTGAATTGCCCCGCTGAAAACAATATTACACTAAAATTCTACGATTGCGCAAGCCCCATATCCCCAACGATGTGATGGCGAAGTTTCGAGCCCACGGGCAAGCTTTCAGCAAAGGCTTTAACGGTTTTCGCATCGTCGCGTGATCCGGTTTTTTTGGTGTTATTCCACACCATGCGGACGAAACCCTGCGCCCCGTAACAGCCCCCATTTTCATCGGCTCCGACTAATTTAGCCCCGGTCCCATGGCCGACGAAAACAATAACATAATCCCGATCGCCACGGGCACACAATGGCCGATCGCCCCCGCAATCGTCGCATGTGAAGCTTTCGGACAATTCAGCCGGACATCGAACAAAGCGTACCCCATCAATCATTTTTGGCCATTGTTCGGCTGAGTCCGGGGAAGCCGCTAGCGTGGCCGGATATCCGGCTTTAACGGCTTTCACGGCTTGGGCTTCAGTATCGCACGATGCATTAATAACGGTTTTCCCGGCTTTCGGCTTGGGCAAAAGCTTCAAAGAAAAATGGCTATACGTCCACGCAAGCCCACCGCGTGGGACCGCGTCCACGATAGCGGCTAGGTAAGGGCTATCGACTAGCCCCGCCGAATACTCCCCCGCTGGGTTTAATGCGCAAGTTTTCGGGCATGTTCCGAACACGTTGTGTTCCCCCGAACGATACGTAACGGCGATCGGTCCGGTTTTTCTGTTAGTCGAAACTTTCACAGTTTTAAGCATGGCTTTCTCCGGTATGGTGCGAGCCGCATCGGCTCGCTGAAACTTAAATATACACTTTTCAGGGAATTTTGCAAGAAAATAAAAAAGCCCCGAAGGGCTTTCAAGGCTTGCGCAATTATCGCCTTTTCTTATCACTAGTGAGAGCCCGAAGGGCGGACATTAAAAGAAAATTCCGAAACAAACTCCACACGAGAGCCCATTTAGATTGATGCATGCTCGGACTCCATCACAAGCCACTGGTCCAAATGATCCCGGATAGCAATCGCTTGCTCACGGGTAATCGGGCTGGAGCAATGCGCTCCAGTTTTCCAAAGGGCAAGCCACAATCCGGTCTCATGGTCGCTGAGTGTTAAACGCTCATAATCACCAAGTTCAATTGCTGCATTCCATTCCATCATCTTTCTCCTTTCTATAAATCGAGCCTTAACTATACACTTTTCACAAAAGCATGCAAGGCCCCCGCATCTAACAAATTCCAAGTTGCATCCGCCTTTTCACTGATCCCCCGCCGAGCTACTTCAATCACCTTGCTGGCTCGGTAGGCAAACACTTCACTGTCCACGGCCCTTAGGATTCGTTCGGGCCAGTAATGCACAAGCAAACCATAGCCAAGCTTCGCTTCATTTGCCATATGAGCAAAAGCAATCTGGTGAGGCGACAGAGAAACCTTCGCCCCTGCCCTGACAACCTTCAACTCCAGAAATACAGAACGCCCATCAAGGGCAATCATCACGTCAGGAAAACCAAGCGGAAGCTTGCACTCAATCCTCATCACTATGGAACAATGGTCTTTCAGTTGGGGCTGCACCCTTTTCCAAAAGTCCTTTTCTAATTTTCTCTGCATTGCTTAACCTCTCCAGCACGGTAGGCTTTACCTCGACAGGCTCAACATCTAACACTTCGCTCTGGTCAGCAAGGGCAACAGGCTTTGCGCCCGAGCCATAAAGTTGGTGGATCTCTTGAAGCTTCCGCATGACCTCTTCTTTGCTCATCGAGTCAATCGTGCCAACGCGAATCTCTTTACGTTCCACGTAGATCGTCCCTAAGGCCTGTCCACGCCTGTATTCAGCCGCGACTGCCGCCGAATAGGCCCCCGCAGCCAACGCTTGGTCCCTGATCCGTTGCATGTCCTTCATGTGCCGTTCAAACGTGGTCCCATGCTTAACCGCAAGCTCGGTTCGCAACTCTTGAATCGCCTGAACAATGTGCGGCGACTGATGCGGGTCCGTGAGCCTTCGAGAATGCCACTCAAGCGTGCGTTCAGGATACCCCGCCCTCCTGGCCGCCTCTTTCAATGTGACATCACCGTCCCCGGTCACATACTCTTTAACAAAAGTCCACTCTTGTTTGCTCAAGGCTTTCTTCCGCACCTTTTTTGGCAACGGCGCGGTGATCCGTTTTTCAACGACCTCAGGCCGCATCGTCGGGATCTGGTCCAACAAAGGCTTTTGCTCGCTCAAGGGCACCTTAGCTGCAACCACGCCCGTGCTCACGTCAAACACCCCCTCAGGGCCCTCAGAACCCCCTACAAGGCCCGCATCTACTGAATCCTTCTGCATACCCATTCCCCTTCAATATCGCCGCTCTGACGCACCCAGAACTGCCTTCCCGGGTGCCTTGAATAGTAAGACTGGAGCGCTGATCGCACACTCTTAGCTTCACC